CTGAAGCCCCAGTAGGCCCAGACGACATCGGGCCGGTTGGTCGGCACGTCGATGCGGCTGTTCGAGACGGTCTGGAAGAGGCTCTGACCCAGCGGGGTGTCGCGCCCGTTGCCCAGCGTCGGTTGGAAGGCAAGCTGGAACTGGGTCCGGCTGTCCGTCGCCACGCCGCCGCTGCTGGTCACGACCGGGTTGCACTCGGACAGGAAGGTCCGGTTGTCGATCAGAGTCGCGGTGATCTGGGTGTCATCGAAGTACTCGGACCCCTGCGTGTTGATGCCCGACTCGATGGTGTAGGCGGTGCCCCAGAGGATCTTGTCATCCTTCAGGATGAAGTCCGCTTCCTGGGTGTAGGAATTGGACCCCGGCGCGTCGCCACACCGCTGAACGCTGGTCACGCCGACGTGGGCCAGGTAGTCGAAGGTGTCCTGCCAGGTGTTGAAGTAGTACTGGATGGTGACAGTGGCACCGGCCTCGGGGGCAACCGCCAGGGTCACGGCCCGGCTCGCGCCATCCAAGGCGACCGGGATGACCTGGGTGCCGTCCACCTTGACGGTGACGTGGGACGGGTCGGTGGTGGTGATACCACCGTTGGAACCGTCCACGATGGGACCCTCGAAGGTGTAGAAGGTCGCCACGCGGTTGTCGGCCATGCCCGAGACGAGACCCAGCGGCCCATTGGCGGTGCCATTCTTGATGACGATGCTGTGGTCGGCGTTGAGCTGAAGGGCCGACTGCCCGTACTGGTTCGAGAAGGTCGAACCCGTCATCGTCCCGACCTGGGCGGCGGTGATCGCTGCCGCGACCTGGGCCATCGTGTAGTTGGTCCGGGGCGGGAGGATGATGGTGGCCTCGACGCCATCCACGATCAGTTCGAGGGTGTTGTTGTTCTCCACGACCACAACGCCTTGGGCGTTGAGGATATCACCGTGGAGGTCCAGCACCTCAGAACCGCCGACGCTGCCCGGCGCATCAGCATCGTAGATGCCCTTCTGCGCCCGGACGACCGCGTTCTCGGGGTCTACCTGATCGCTCAGGTCGTCCGTGGTCAACGTGTCCGTCCGGTTGAAGAAGTACGTGCAACGCACTTCCTCTCCGACCTTGGGCGGCTGGGCAAGCTGAACGATGCCCGTCGCCCCGGTCACTCCGAGGACCACCATCGGCTGACCGTCGATGGTGACTGTCACGTCGGTCCGGTTGTTCGTGGTCGTCCCGGTGCCGTCACCAGAGACGATGGGGTAGTTCCGCACCTGGAACTTGTCCCGTGCGCCGTTGAAGTCCCCTCGGGTGACGACACCCGTGGCGGAGACGCTGACGACGGAACGACCCGTCTCATCCTCACTGGGGATGCGCTGATCCACAGACGAGGACGAGCCGCGAACGACCTCCAAGTCCTGCTGGAACAGACTCTCGTTGCCCTCACCGATGAAGATCGGAATCTTCAGGGCGTCGATGGCCCCCGCCAGGGGGGACTCGAACAGGGTCTTGGTGTACACGCCAGGGGGTGCGTAATTTGCGCCGGGGAAAGACATTTTTTCCACCTCTCGGGTCGGTTGCAGCTCAACGTCCCTGTCTGTCGGTCCGTCAGTCTGTTCCCATTTGACCAGCCCGAGTGGGCGGAAGAAAAAAGCTCAAGAGGTCCGTCGTATTATCTGTCCGTTCACATCATCCGGCCCAGAGGCGGTATCAGTCAGTCCGCTCGGCAGACTGGTCCTTCTTCTGATACAGGGTTTTGATAGCCTTACTATTGATGGCATTTGCCCTTTCATGGACGCCCCTCTCCTCTGGAGAGAGAATCCTGTAGTCTCCGTCCGGGGTTCTGGAGAGGTCTTCCGGCTCGACGCCTGGGTTGTCGCGCAGGATGCCACGCTTCCTGGTGACCCTCTCCCGAACATGCGCCCAGCCCTTCTTGGCCGAAGCTCCAATGGCCCGGTCCGCCACCACGTCAATCGCAGAAACCCCGGTATTCTGGGGCCGTGGAAGGCCATCAGTCTCCTGGTTGAAGACACCACCAACCCCTTCAGGGAGATGTCGGGGAGCGTCCTCGCCACAGTCCTTGCACTTGGCGGGCTTCTGGTAGTCGTGCATCGAAGCTCGGGCCTCGAACCGCAGACCACAGTTCTGACACTGATACTCGTAGGTCGGCATCTATCCCCTCACTTGATGGTCTCGTAGGAGTAGCCCCGGCCCCCAAAGAACGGGTCCGAGATGACTTCAAGACCCAGGTTCTCCAGGATCTTGATGTTGGACTGCACCTGGGCCACCGCCTCGTCCGGGAGACCAGAGAGCCTCTGGGCCTCGGCCAGCGTCAACGGGTTGGCCTGACGCAAGAACACGTTCAGCGGCAGATGGACGGACCAGTCAGCCTGCAACGTCAGAGACATCGAGGCCGTGTAGAAGTAGTCGTCACCGTTCTCATCATAGACCTCCTCAGCCTCACCACCCAACGAGAGGTCGAGCATCTCAATCCCCTCGGTGGACAGATACGACCGCAGAATTCCGAAGAGATAGATGAGGGTCTGGTCGGTGATCTCCTCCTGGGCTTCCACGTCCCGGCTCATGATCTCGATCTCGAAGCTCACATCCCAGCGGCCACCGTATTCCAGAGCCGAGGGGCTTCGGGTAGGCTCGACCACCACAGCCAGACGGTCACCCTTCTTGTTCCGGTTCCCGAAGGCCAGGACCACACCGGGGATGACCTGGTTGTTGGCGTAGGTCGGGTAGAGCTTGTGCGGACCCGTCGAAGACCGGGCGTAGCGGTAATCGACAGCCAGGTAGCGGCCTCGACTCAGGGGGGTCTTCAGAATGATCTCGCCCGTGGGCTTGCCCTGTGAGTCTCTGGTCATGGTGTAGGCGTCCGGCTCGTAGAGCTGATACCCGGCGGGCATCTCGAACAGACGGACCGTCCCTTCCAGCGGGGCGTTCTGAAGCTGGAAGGTCAGAGCATCTACCTGGGTGGCTTGCTCATTGATGACATCGAGAAGGGGGTCCACATAGAACTCATCCTCCTCGGTTAGCTCGATGAAGTAGACGCCAGGAGGCGACGGAAAAATACCGCCGTTGTTCTGGATGGCGATGGCGTCTTCTCGGACCCACTCGATAGACAAGCCGGGAAAATTCTTGACCTTCGCCAGCGTGACGTAGCTGATCACGGTCCCAATGTAGTTGTCGGGGGAGAGGGTGAACTGGCTACCTCCACCGACCCGGACGACCATCCCGTGCTGGGGGCGCTCCAAGAAGGAGTACTTGCCCTGGATATTGCCGACCAGATCCTTGTACTTGGGGTGGTATTCCCAGTAGCGCCGAAGCTCCATGATGAGGCGTCGTTTGAGGGCAGCAGAGAGCTGGTAGTACACGTTGTCCTCCTACCAGGCTCACCAGATAGGCGAATTACCCCGCGTCCGAGGACGAGACCCCGGAGATGACCAGGAAGGTCTGCTTGGAAGGGATCAACTCCTGTATCTCATCGGAACCCACGGTCATCCTCTTGGACACATGCCGATGCGTGGCGATGTTGATCCCCTCCACATCGCGGAAGATCACCTCCTCGACGGCATCCCCCCTCGTAGTCCTGATGATGATCTCGGACTTCGGGCCGGAAATCGTGATGTCAGGCATCTTCATTCACCTTCACCACCGCGAGCTTGTGACGACCCGACTGGGTGGCCAGGAGCTTCCTCACATTCTCGGGACTCTCTCCGAATCGCTGGGCGGACTCAGGAGAGGGTGCCATCTTCAACTTGCGAACCGAGAGCCAGTACTCCCGGTCGCCTACATGGAATCCGATACGAAGTCGGCGGACATCATCGAAGGCTACCGGGGATTCGCCCTTCTCCTTGTAGTCGGCCAAGGTGGTGAGATAGTCCTCGATGGTGCTCACTTCGATACTGTGGGCGATATCCATCTAGTCCTCCTCGTGCTCCTGCATCGCCTGAACCAGCAGGCCATAGGCCACCGCGTTCAGCGGCTCCTTGGCCTGACGGATCTCCGAGACCTCGATGGGGAACTTCTTCCGACGCTTCTCGAAGACAGCGGTGAAGAACTCCATGAATCCCCCGGCCTTGCTCGTCCCGCCGGACACGATGAGGGGGATGGGCTTGGACAGCGAGAACTGGCCCTCGATGGACTTGAAGCGGGCTGCCACCTGGTCGAGCACCGAGTCGATGAGCGCCTGGTAGTAGAAGGCGATGGCCTGGTGCATCCGATCCTGGGGGTGGTTCAGGTCCACTCCCTGCTCCTTGGCTGCACAGACGCGGGCCTGCTTCGCCCCGATGGACCGGGCTGCCCCATCGTCAATCCAGTCTCCGCCCTTAGCCACCGAGAAGGTCAAGCCCTCGATGGTGTTGATGGACAGGGCCACGTTGGTCATGCCCGAGCCGAAGCTCATGGCGATGCCACTGAAGCCTTCCTTGGCGGTTTCGGAGTAGATGATGCCCATGCCCTCGTTGGCCGCGAACGGGGTGTAGCCGCACTCCTGAACGATCTTCTCGAACACCGCCCGGTGATAGATGATGTCCTTGTCCGGCTGGTCGATGGGGTTCGCCGGAACGGAAAAGTAGCAAGCCTCACCCTTGACACGGGGTGGACCCAGCACCTCCCGAATGAGCAGCCCAAGAACATCGAGGCTCTCGGCCTCACTGGGAGAGATGATGCCAGCCTTCAAGGGGCGGCGGGGGTCCCGACCGAAGACGTTGGCTGTCTCCAGGGCGGCGTCTCCCAGGATGAGGATATCGTCTTCCCGGTCCACGAAGGAGGTGCCGGAGAGCTTGAGCATCTTCTTTGCCCCTGGGGGCAAGTCGATGAACAGGTCACGCATCCGCTTGGTCTCGACGCCCTTCGACCCGCGCCGAGCGGAGACCAGATTCATCGTCCCGATATCCAGGCCGATGCCGAGGGGGCCTGCCACGTCCGGGGCTGCCGTATCTTCGCTCATGACTTCCTCTTTTTCCTCATGCGGCGCAGAGCCGCAGTCGCCTCGTCCACAGAGTCACTTTCGTTGGCACCCTGCTGGACCTCGATGTCAGCCTTGGTGTCTCCCACCAGCCCATCTGGGATGAACATCGGGAGAACCTCCTCCTGCTGTCCTGGTGCTACTCTACCCGAGTTCCTGGACGAAGTTCCGGTCAAACTCAATCCGGTCAGGGTCTCTACCAGCAGTTCTCGAAGGTCACCCTTGAGCAATTCTCGGATTGACCCCACATCCCGACCCATCTTCTCGGCCACCAAAGCTGCCAGCTTGTCCAGGTCAATCCCCGGCGATTTCTCGGGGGGTTCCAGTTTCGGGGGAGGCGGAGGCGGAACAGGAGGTGGGGCAGGGACATTCCCGGACCCTGGCCGCTGGGTTCGGCACCTGCCGATGTATTCAACCGTGACCCCAAACGCTTTCTTGGCAATGGCCAAGTCTTTCGATGACTGCGCCTTGTCCGCATCCATGTGAACTGCGTTGCCCTTGCTCAAGGTGAGACCCAAGTCCGGGATTCTGATGGAGGGGCAGGTACAGGTGATGATGGCCTCTCTCATCTTGTCGGGTCTCCGGCGATAAGCATGTCGAGGGCCTGCTGTTGGATTGCGTCGAGACATAGTTTCCGCCCTTTCTCGACCGCCCGGCGGGCGAAGTTGAACTTGGCAATACCGGGGTGAATCCAGGCATCCTTTATCTTCAGGGGTGCTGTACGAAAGATGACTTCCCCACTACTAGATTTGATAGGGACTACCAGGGGCAATCTCGTCCCTTTCGACACTCGCCCTGATGCAGACATCCCCCGTCTTTCCTCGCCCGGCGTCCGCCTGTACTTGTGCGGAGCCTGGTCCTTGGCTTCCTGGGTCAACCAGGTCATCCTACGAGATGGGATGTTACCTCTGGTAAGCTCTGCGATGCCGTAGAATGACGACAAAATCTCGACGGTGCTCTTGCCCTTGACCCGGTAGGAAAAGGAGTCTCCGATATCGGGTCCGCCCATTGGGTCTCGGACTGACCATCCCCGCTTGGCGAAGTCCTTGAGCGCCTCCTTCTTGAAAGAGTTGACCATGCACTCCCCGATGGCCTTGAGAGTCTCCGGGGTGAGGTCGAACTTCCCCATCTGGGACCACGGCTTCCCGTAGGTACCACGGATCTTGTAGCTGGTCGGCATAAATCACCCCCACCTTTCGATAGGAGGGTGCCATAGGCGATAAATTCGCATTCCATTGTCTAAAGAGGGTAGAACCCCCTGTAGATGAGACAGGGCCTCTCCGGAATTAATTTCTGATTCTGAGTATCTACACACTGAGTACCCGAGGTCAAAGAAACCATCAGCAGTGGCCACATCATCAGCGATCCTGTCGGCAGGATCAACGTACAAGGCCCTGGGTCCGTGAAATACTTCTCCGTCACAGAGGATGATGAGTTTCTTCCCACAAGAAAACTCGACCTTGATATCAGCTTCCCGATGAGTCCGGGCACCGGCAACCTTAAATGTCATCCAACTATTTCTTGCGGAAACCTTGATGCCTGATGTTTTCAGGGAATCCGTGAACCTATCCTCCAGACCACTCCGAAATTGAGCCTGCTGAACCATCCGGCGGGCGACTTCTACTTTTCTCCGGTACATCAACTGGGAAAATCGCTTCTTCCCTAACCCATGCTCAGCAATTTCCTTGAACACTTTGTAGGAGATACCCAAACTCTCCTGGATGGTATGGACGTGCTCGCCATCCTCAATATCCTGAAGCACTCGTTGGTAAGTCAAGTCACCAGGGGTCCAAGAAAAACTCCGTGACCGGAGTCCATCCCACTGAGCCTTGGATTTGGATTCCGTCATCAGCACGCGGGGGTCGGGAGATTTGTCAAGGGTGAGAGCCTCGTACCGACGTTTCCCCAGCTTGAATCTCAAGGCATTGCACCGGGGGCATCTTTTCTTGTCCTTGAGGGACTTGTCTGCTATCTCCCAAAGCCCTCCACACTTACGGCACCTCAAGGTAGCCCTATACTCCCCCCTCCATGTATCCCACTTCTCACGAAGTTGCTGGTGGGCGGCGTCCTGATTGTGCCGCAAGTGCTGACCCAACGACCGATAGGTTGGCACTTTCCGACCACAAACCTCACACTGGCCAAGGAACTTCATAGGGGATAGTATAGCCTAAATGGCCGTCAATAGGAAGTGTTTTCCCAGACCGGAGTGCGACCGCGTTGCTCCTTGTCGTCCGGGGTCTCGGCCTTCTCGGTCTGCATTGGAAGCTGCCCGTAGGTGCCAGGCCCAGTCCACGGACCAGTCGGGTAGGCAGGCTTGTCCGGCATCGTGGAAGGCGGCAGCGCAAGCTCGCCGTCCACGGGCATGTCGGGGGCATGACGGAAGCCGTAACGAGTCTGGGGCCACGCCAACTGAGTTGTCCCGTCGATGGGCACCTGGTAGCGAATATCACCTTCATCAAAGTAGGCGATATTGAAGTGCTGCTGCAAGAGGTTGCCCCGGTTCGAGGGCCTCCGAGAAGGGCCAATGCTGTATCGCTCATTGGTCTGCTTGACGATGAAATCCCGCTGAGTCACCACGGGAGACGGCCCCATGAAGACCTCGTAGGTGTGCTCCTTGCGCCGACCCTGGGGCGACTGAGAGATACGCCGCTCTGCGTCATCTGGGGCGACGATCACGTCGTAAGGACCCTCATATCCCCCGACGTAGCCGGTCCCAAAGCATGTCAGGCAACGATTCGACGGCTGCTTGTTGTACTCCCTGGTCCGAGGGTCCATCTTGCAGGTGCAGGGGACTCCCGCCTGCTTCTTGATGAAGATTTTGACCCGCTCCCCACCCTGCTGAAGAATCCACTGGTTGCGCCGGATTGCCTCGCGCCAGATGTAGTCGAGACGCTCGACTTCCATCAAGGACTGAGGCTTGCACCAGTCGAGGCTCGTCTCCGCGTATCCACTCGGAGTCGTGGCGTCGAGAACCACTGTGGTGAGCCGATACCAGATGTTGGCGTCGAGGCCGGTTCGGATGTGGTTCCGATTGGCGTAGTAGATGACCTCGACTATCGAGGTGGCTGTGGGGAGGACCGGCGGCTCAGACTTCTCGGTGGTCACATTGAACGTGGGCTGGTTGATGAGAGTGACCTCGCCGCTCATCCCGAACACATCTTCAACCGTGACCACCACACCGTCAATGATGACGGTCACGTCGTCTGGGGTGTCGGCCATCGTCTGCTTCTGGAACGGGGCCGAATCGTGCTTCTTAGAGATAGGATGCTTGGTGCGGAACACCCAGCGTCGGTCGTTGGGGGCATTGCCCTTGAACACCCAGTCACGGTCCCAGTTGACGGTCTCTCGGACCTGGATGTTGTCGGTACGGTCACGGTAGAACGTGCCCCCGATGGGAAACTCATTGACACGGAAAAAGGGGCCTCGGTCAGAGACATCCGACCGATAGAGGTTCACCCCGACTACGTTGTAGACCGCGTTCCGAGCAAGGATGGAGGGGTCATCCCAGCGGATGTCCAGCACACCGATGACGAACGGGTTGACAACCTCCACGTTCTGCGGAGGGATGGGCTGGTCTCCCTGTCCTGGTGTCCAGACACAATCGGCCACTCACTCCTCCTTGGAAGGTTTCCCGTCGCCCTGCGGAGCAGGAGGTTGGCTCGCCGTGGCGGCGGGCCGAGGCCGGGCCTGCTGCATCCCCTGCATCTGCTGGAGCATCTGCGGGGGCAGGGTGCGGGCGTTACCGTCCCCACCGACCGTCCACGGTGTTCCGTCAGGGATACCAAGCCGCTGGCCGATCCCCATGAGAATCGACTGGGACTGCTCATCCGTGGCCCGGAATCGGTCGAGATACTGGCTCTTCTGAATCTCGATCTTGCCGATCTCCCCCACAAGCTGCTGCGACTGACGCCGCAGGTTCATCAGCATCGCGTTCTCCTGCGGGGTCAGCGCCCCGAGGATGGTCAAATCCACCGGAGGCGCAGGCTCACC